GGTGGTAACACAGGGGGTGGAAGAATAGTCAGCGAAATGGGTAGAGGATTAACAGATACAGGCTCAGAACAACACTTTGGAACTATTTGCAATATGATGGTTGATACTCCTAACACTACTTCTCAAGTTACATATCATGCAAAAGTAAGAAGTAATAATGGCAGTACAGTAAGAGTAGGTAATGGTGGTTCTTCTAATATTGTTTGTATGGAAATAGGTGCTTAAATATGAATGATAAAAAAGTAGCAGATGCAATTTTAGAATTAAAACCTAATATTGGAATTACAGTTAAAAATTATGACACTATTGAAGATACTTTCAACAATATTATTTTTGATGATGACAGTGATAAAACAATGTCGCTTGATGATGTAAATGCAAAAATAACTGAAATTGAAAATAGAGATGCACATATAGAACCAAGATTAAATAGTTACCCAGAGATTTCAGAACAATTAGATAAATTATACCACGATATGACAGCAAATAAATTAGATACCTCTGGAGATTGGTACACACAAATCAAAGCGATAAAGGA